AAAGGGCAACCGAAGCTACCCTCTTTCCAATCAAAAAAACAAACAATTATGAACCTGAAACTACAGTAAATCCTGCTGAAGTTAAAGTAGTTGTCAAGAAGTTTGCAGGTACAGGCTCTTGTCCTGATAATGTAAGTGTATAACCACTCAAATCACCCATAGCAGCACCTGTTACAATTGTACCACCTGATACTTCCATACCGTGTTCTAAACCGCAAAGGAATAAGTTTCCGTTGTTGTCTTCAACTACTACTTGTGGTCTACCATAAGATAATAGTTTGATTTGTTTGTGGTCTACAATAGACAATTTCTTTAAAGTTAAGTTCAAAGTTTGTTCAAAGAATGTAGTTCCATTTTCTCTTGAAGAAGTAATTGCTTGTTCAAATGAACTATTACCTTTCAAGTCATATTTGTATGCACTTGGAGTACCTGCAACCGCACTAATAGCATCTGTATTAGTTACGTCATAAGTTACACCTGTCATATCTCCCCAATTTACAAAGTAAACTGCTTTAAGACCACCTACTGCGTCTTTACATTTTTCTGTTCTACCTAAAGCGATTTCACAAGCCATTTTTTATATTTTTATAAGTTAATAAAAAAAAGGGAAGGCATTTTACCTCCCCTTTCATTTTAAAAAAGCTAATTTTTAGTTAGCAGCGTTTGTGATTCCGTAAGTTACGATATCTTCAACGATTCCGTATTGAACACCTGCGGTGAAACGTAAAACTACGCGAACATTCATACTTCCGTCAGTTTCGCTCATATCAATAACTCTCGCTTCATTTTGGTCAGATAATAAACCTGTACCAAAGAATAAGTTAGATTTTTCAGCAGCGATAGCAGTGTTAGCAGCTAATCCATTTGCAACAAAGATTTTAACACCATCAAAGGATAATGAACCATTGTTAAACCATTGTGTTCCTTGAGCGTTTGTACCATTAGCACCTAATCCTGAAGCACCAAATCCACCTAAAGCACGAACGTAAGCTCTTGCAATGTTTTGAGAAACGTATAAGTACAAATCTTCTTTTCCGTAAAGTGCAGCAGGGATTGCATCAACAATCTTACCTAATTCAGCAACAACGTTAGAAGCAGTAACTGTAGTACCTGCAATTTCTTGAGCAGCAGGTAAAGCAGCATCTAAAGCTAATAATGTAGCAAATCCGTTGAATTCACCTGCATTAGCAGTTACACCTTTCCAAATGTTTTGTTCTGTTTTTTCAGCAACTTTAGCAGCAACGTGTGCAATTAAGAAATCAGCAAAACTTGGCGGTAATGAATCAAAAGCAGAGTATCCCATAGATACAGCTTCCCAAGTTGCGTGAAAGTCTTTTTTACATAATTGAAGATTCACTTGGAATTCTTCAGGAGTGATGATTCTTTCGCTTAATGTTACAGTAGATGTAGCAGAAAAATCACAAGTAGCATCTTTAACGATACCATCTGTAGCAATTTTTTGAATTACAGATTTGTACTTAACATTAGGCATTACCTCAATTCCACCATTTTCAATAGTAGAAGCAGATAATAAAGCAGCAGAGATATATTTTGAAGAAAATTCTCCCGCATAAGAAGTCGTAATCGAAGTCGTAGTAGCCATTTTTATTTATTTAGTTTATTATTATTTAAAAAGTTTTGCCATTACTCTATCTTGAGTAGTTAATGGTCTGTTAGATGCAAATTTTTGAACTTGTGGTGCTTTTACTTCAGGTGAATGTGTTAATGGTTCAACACTTAATTCAACTTCTTTGGATTTTAAATCCTCATCAGTTTTGTCTTCTTCATCTGCAGAAAGTTTTACACCTTTCAATTCAGCAATTTCATTTCTTAATTTTTCAATTTCAGAAAAGAACATTTCTTTAGTGATTGATTCAACAATCTTTTTAGGTGTAGCTTCAGCATTAGCTTCAACAACAACCTCTTCTTCAGCAGGAGAAGCAACTTCTTCTTCAGATTCAGGCATTTCTTCTTCAGGCATTTCAATAGATGCAATAATTCCTTCAACGTCTACCTTTAAGATGTTACCATCTTCAAGTTTGTATTCGCCAACAGGTACTGCAATTCTATCTTCACCATTAACTATGAAAACAGGCATATCCATTTCAAAAGCTTCAGCTTCTAAAATAGTCCCATTATCAAGCTTCATCTGTGCAAGACGTACTTCCATTCCAAGTAACGTCTTGATTTCATTGATTACACTCATATTAATATTATTTTGTTTATATTTCTTTAATAAAATAAAAAAGTTTTGTTATAAATTAGGATGTTATCCGTTACTTCTAACAATAGTTTTTACACCATCAACTATAGTGATAGTAGCACCACCTTGTGACACAGTTGAACCAATTCCTTGTTCTTGTAATTCTCCTGTGCAGTTTTCAATTGCATACTTGCCATCTTTTCCAAGACAACCTCTTTTACCACCTTTCGGACTTGTAGATTTACCCATTATTTTATAGATTATGTTTAACAATTATTTCTTTTATTTTGTTTATTAATTCTTCTTCTTTAATTGCAGATAATTTTTGTTCGTCACTAAAATTGCCTTCAATACTTAAACCTAAATAAGTTCCTGCTTTTACTTCTTTCCAAACTTCTTCATTTTGAATAGACATTACAACTGCCCAAGCTCCTTCAACTGCATTTAAATTATATATAGCTGTTTTATCTCTTGCAGGGTCTTCAACAATCCAAGATTCAACAACAGATACACCATTAACTTCTGTTTCGTGTTCTAATGTAGCGTTATTTACTTTTAGTCTTTTAAGATATAATTGTGCAGCTTTTTTAACTGTATCTTTTGAGAAAACAATGTTGTACTCATAATCTCCATTTCTTCTGTAAATTTCTTTATCAGGAACTAAAGCTAATCCAATAATAATCTTCTTTTCTTCATCAATAGATTTAAACTCTATCTTGTGCTGATTTAAAGCTACCCAATTTTCTTCTATTGCGGGAAATTTAACTAAAGAGATAGCATCAATACCATCTTTTATTTCACTTTCGTCAATAAACAATTCTATTGTTTCTAATTTTGCCATTGTAAATTTGTGTTATTATTTTTTTTATTGTTTAACATCGAACTTAATGATGTGTAATTTATTTTATAAAAATCAGAAGCTTTTCTTAAAGAATCAAACACTTCATTTGTTTCTAAATTAATAACTTTTTTAGACATTCTGCCTAAAGATGCTATTTTCATTTTGTCTTTATAATCTTGATTCTGTGTAAATGAATAATCTTTTAAATTTTTATTATAATCAATCATTCTATTTTTTCTTAACTCTCGTTCGGAATAATTCATATTTAAAAAACCTTCACCACCATCAGTCATATTTACAAGAAAACCTTTTTTTAAATCTTTCCTACCATAGTAAGATATTAAAATGCGTTCTAATTCTCTTGCAGTTTCGTAATCAACATCTTTAGTTAATATTTCAACTTCGTATCCATATTTATTTACTACATTATGCCAATGCTTATTTCTTCCGTGTTTAGAATATGCTCTTTTTTTAACAACACCAATTCCAATATAAAAGGTTTCTCCGCTTGGTTTTTTGTGTCTATAAACTAAAGCCATAACTTATTTTTATTTATAAATTAAATTATTTGGTTTTTGTTAATTTCCTATTGTAGCAGTCTTCACAATATTTCTATCTAAACTTTGAGCAGTAGTTACATCGTTACTTACTACATAAGCTTTAACAGGTGCTTGATTGCCTAAACTTTGTGCTATTTGATTTTGTCCTGAAGTACCTACTACATTAAAACTTGGAGCAGAAGCAACAGCACCACCTGAAACTGAAATAGGTGTAGGAGCAGCACCACCACCTCCACCGCCCGGAATTTTAACTGCAGTTATGGCTTTAACCGCTTTAAAACCTGTAGCCAATACAGTTGCTACGTTTGCTACTTTAGCAACTACATCAAAAGGTGAAGGTAATGTAGACTTTTGCTTTAATGCTTCAGTAACCCCAACATAAGTATTTACGGTAGCACTTGCAATACCTAATGCTTTTCCTGCTATTGTATCTTTACCTGCTAATTCAGATAGTTGACCCATAACCGCCGAAGCTTCTCTTGCTTGACCTATTTTAAATGCGTATTCTTCTTCAGCTAATTTTTTTCTTGCAGCAGTATTTTCTGCTTCAGTTTTAGTTCTTGCTACTGCATTATCAGATTCTTTTGCAAAGTATTCTAATTCTAATTTATTTAAATTTTCTTTATGAAGTTTATCTAATGCTTCTGTTGATAAATTAGCTGAAATTAATAAAGCTTTTTTTCTTTCATATTCAGCATTTTCAGCTTCAACTTTTAATTGATTATCTGTTTTTGTAGAATCAAGATTTTTCTTTTTTATTTCTCTATCTAACTTCTCTATATCTTCTAAATCTTGCCTTGCTTTTTCAGATTGGTCACGTTGCAATTTGTTTTTAGCAGCATCACGTTCTTCTTGTTCTTTATCAAGTACTTTTCTTGCTTCAGCTTCTTCTTTCCTTTTAGCAATTCTTTCATCAGCCGCAGCTTTTGCATCAGCAGTTTCTTGTCGATTAAGCATTTTTCTTTGCTTATTCAACTTTATTCCTGTCATTGCATTTTCAGTTTCTGCTTCATTCAATGCAATAGTTAACTCCCTTAATTCCTGCTTCGATTTCTTTTCTGCTTCGCCACCTAATGCTTTCGCTCTTTCTTTTGCTATTCTTAAATCTTCAGCGGCAATCCTAACTTTTTCTGCACTACTTGCTTTTTCTGCTTTTGTTACTTCAGCTAATGCTTTTTTCTTTTCATTAATAGAAGCAGTTTCATCTGTTAATATTTCACGGGATTGTACAAGTAATTTATTTGTTTCAGATTGAACAACTGCTTGTTGTTTCCTCGCTTTATCTACTGCTTGTTGTTGCTTTGTTAAATTATAAATAATTTTAGCTGTAGTACCATCAATAGCATTACCAAGTTGACCAAATGATGTAGAAGCTTCTTTATTTGCTTTCTTCATTGATTCTGCAGCACCTTTAAAATCTAAAGTAATAAACTTATAAGCAGCAGCCGTTACATTTATTAAAGCACGACCCAATCCAAAAATAGCATCTTTAACTTGGTTACCTACACCTTCAACAGCAGCAAATATTGCTTTTAATTCTTTACCACCTGCAATTGAACTTTGGAATGCTTCATAAAGAAATTTTAAACCAACTACAATACCTGTAATAATTAAACCAATAGGATTTGCTACTAAAGCTAAAAATTGTTTTCCCAATCCTGAAGCAGCACCTTCAGCACCTTTTAGTCCGGGAATTAATGATTCTGCACCTTGTTTTAATTGACCAAATACTTCACCTAATTTAGAACTTTTAGCTACTTCTTCATTTAAGCTACCTGCTTCAGTTTTTACGCCTTTTAAACTTTCTTTTAATTCATTTACTTTTTTAGAAGCATCAGGTATATTAGTGGTAATTTTTAATTCTACTGTTTTTACTTCAGCCATTTTATTTCTCTTTTAATTTGATTAAATCCTTTTGACCAACTATTTGGTAATTCATATTTACCTTTAGCTATTTCTATTGTTTCGCTTTGTCCGTAATGGTTGTCTAACATTAACAGATTCAATATTTCTTTTATCATAGTATTCTAAAATCGTTTATTAGTGTTAAACTAACTTCGCCACTTGTTAAATCAAAATTCATATTATCAATCAAATACCTTGTATCACGTATAATTACCCTATCGTTCAATCTTAATTTAGTTAATAGGCTAATTGGAAACTGACATTTGAAGGTGTACTTTCTTGATTTGATATTATATATATTACTTAAATAATTAAAATAATAAACGTTATACAAACTATTGTCTATTGGTGTCAACAATAAAGAACTAATTTCACTACCAAAATTCAAACTATAATTTGTAGAACCTATTAAAGTATCTTGACCGAAGCAATTGTAATTAGTTACGTTTGTTGTAGTTGTATCGTATTTTAAATAGAAGTTACAAGTTTGTAAAGTGTTATAATCGTAAAGTATTACAGGTTTAGTTTGGTAGTTTTTAAAATCCTGCTTTAATGCATAACCAACCTGTAAATTCTGACCTGTTAATTTATTAAATAATAAATTTTCAAAAGGTAGTGATACACCATATTCACCACCATCAGCATCTAAATCTGCTAACAAATCACCATATTGTGTTCCGTTGTTTGAAGCAAAAGCCACGTTCATAAATGATTCAGACTTTTCATATTTGAAATTAATTTTCTTATATGATTGCAATCTATCAATACTTACATCATCACTTAAAACATATTGCGTAATATCTTCTATATTTCCATCAGCATACCAAGATTCCAATTCTTGTATTTGGTAAACATTTTGCTCATAACTAATACAAGTCAAATTAAACATCTTTAAAATACCACTAAAGAAATCTTCTACTTTAATATCGGGCATAAAAGAAGAAACATTTACAAGTCCTGAAGTAGTAGATGATGCTTTACTTGCTGTACCATTGTTAAAACCTGTAACAGCTACAATTAAAGAATTTGCATAAGTTAAAGGTGATTCAGATTGTAAATAAAATTCATAGCTTCCTACGTTTGAAGGTAAATCAGATGTGAAGTTTAATAAATTGAATACATTAGTTGCGTTATTTTTATTTGGTACAGGAAACGTATTTAATAGTGTGCCATTTTTATAAAGCAATATTGAGTAGTCTATACCTATAGTAGCTGCTGTAATAGTTAGTTCAACAAATGAATTGATAAATGTTGAAGGTTGTGTATATGTTAAAGTGCTACCTAAAAACCATCTACTTGCCACAGGGAATCCTGAACTTGTAGAAAATTCTATATTTGTTAACCCACTTTTAGGTATAAATGTTTCTGCATTCTTTAACCACAAAAATGCATTTGTAAACCTTTCATCGGTTAAAAAGTCGCCTTCAAATGTAATTCCATAATCAGACTCTATTGTATCAAATACTTTACTTAAACGTAATGCAGGAAATAATTCAGAAGTTAATATTGCACCACCTGAAGTAGTTATGTTATCAGTAGTACCTGTTTCAGACCAAACCCTATTTGAAGTAATCAAAGGGAATTTAACATCGTTTGTTATTCCACCTGTTACCCTATCAACTACATCTCCACCTGTATAAGTAAAATTGTAAGCACTAAAATCTAAATCAAATAATTTCTTATTTGCAAATGTATCTTTTAAAGAAACTAAACTACCAAAGAAAGTAATAGTGTAATTTTCAGGGACACCATTTTTAATAGTAGCTTTTTCTAATTGTATCTTACCTTTTCTAAATGGTATGGTATCTAATTCAATATAGGCATCTTTTCTTTTTCTTGCGTCAAAGCCACCATCAATAGAATTATTGTACCAATGTGAAAAGATAGCATTGTTTCTATCGTTAGCAGGTACTGTGAAAGATTGACTAAAATCTGTTCTTACTTTTGAAATATCAGAAACGTCTTGAACTGAAGATGTAATAGAAATCTTTTCATCATCAAACAATTCAACACGTTTAGCAATTCCATTTATATAAATATATATTCCTACTGTTACCATTAAATAACGTTGTTAATTAAGTTAAATGCGTAATCAAATTCTATTTCGTAATTGATATTCTTATCTTGTAAAGAAGTTTTTAATGTGGTTGCTTGTGTCTTAACTTCAACAGGTTTACCATCTAATAAAACCGTTTCACTTAACAATAAATCTTGGATTAAATCAGAATAATTTTCAGGTACAAATCCTGAACTTAATTTTACTGATTGTTTTCCATTAATGTTAAACGATTTGCTTTGTCCTTTAGAAGTGTTATAATCAATTGAATCCTGCAGTAAATTAAAGTTACTACCCTTAACATTAATATTATTAGTTTGTGCCTTAAAGAACGTTAAAAACTGCCATCCGCCAAAGCGATTAATAAATGAACAAATTACAGGTGCATATTTAGGTTCGCAAATTGGCATCACATTATAAACGTAATCAGTATCGTTATAAGAAATAGTTAAAGTATTGCCTTTATTATATTTTACGTTTGTAGTTGCCAATGGAATTTTAAGCATTCCTTTTGTTTCTGTGTAACCAACTACCACTTCATTTCTACCTCTTAAATCTTTATAGGTTGCAGTTATAACATCACCTTCAGCAGGACTTATTAAAACATTAACATAAGGGATAGATTTTGTAATGTCATATCTAATTTCTTTTGTATTATCAGATAATAACATAAAAGTATTTGAAGCATTGGTGTAGTTATACCCATCTAAAAATTGAGTATAGCCATTAGTACCTAAATAAGTTGTAGTATCTAATAAAGAATATGTACCTACTGAAGTTTCTTTATATCGTTTAACTTCAACGTTAACCCACATAGTAGTAGAATCAGTTTCACCTGAAGCATAATCAGGTGCTATATTGTCAATGTATTCTTTTACAAATGGACTTATGTTATAGATATTTTCTATTTGAGTTGAACTCGCAATAGATTTACTGAATGTATAAGTTGCAGGTGTAGGTGCTGAACCTGTACCATTCCATAATCTTAATTCTATGCGTGAACCTACTTGTGCTGATTCGTTAACTGTTATGAAGTAAGGACTTCTTGAATATATTATCATTTTATTTTATATCTTTTAAATTATAATCTACCATTGTTTCTACATCTTGACCGAATGCCTTCATTAAATCAGTGTCTATGTATTTCTTATATCCCGCTTCAAAAGGTTTAGTAAAAAACAAACTCGGTTTAATTCCTTTGTGAAAAATACTTCGAGTAATAAGATACCCTGTTTGCTGATAACTCATAAACTTTCCACTCTTCTTGTCTCGGAATTGAAAACCTTTCGCTTGTACCCATTTTAATATGCTTTTAGTTAAACCACCTTTTCTACCTGTACCTGAACCAAATCTAAACGGACTTTTAGGTGCTTTTAATGAACTTGTTTTACCTTTAACACCTTGGTCTTGGAATTGTCCATATTCAGCCATAGAGAAGCCTACAATTGAATAATTATCTTCAGTTAGTATTTCACCCTTCAAACTATTATATAGTTCTTTAGAAACGTTCTTACCGCCTTTAGATAAATTACTACGTGATTGTTGTATCACATAATCTTTAAAGCGTTTTAATACTTGTTGAACTTCTTTTAATTCCTGTGCCATATTAGCAAATCGTCATATCATTTTGTGCAATCACATTCATCGTAACAGTTACACCTGCAATCTTATTTTCAAATCTGTCTACAAAGTATTCTATACTTGCACCATCCTGCAGTTGGTAACCATCATCAAATAAATCACCACGTCTTAACATTTCAAGTAATCTTGTAGCAACCATTTGTTGTGTGTTTAATACATCTTGCTCGTTATCATTACCTAAAAAAATATCAGTAGTAGCTTCTTTAGATTCATCTACTATATCCATACACAAAACAGAAATACTATAGTTAAAAGTACTTCCGTTATAAGCTGCTGAATTAATCATTATATGTGATAAAGGGAATATAGTTTGCTTATTCAAGTCTACTTTGAATATATCACCAATGGTAACAGTATTTACAAAAGCATCGGCATCTAATTGGTCTTTGATTGCTTGGCTTATTTGGTAAAATCCTTTCATTACTTATTTTTATTTATTAATTTCATTTCTATTTCGGTTTTTTCTTTTTCAAAAGTCAACCAAGTTAAACTTTGGTGTACGGGTAACTTGGAAACTTCATCAAATCTTCTAACGTTTCCTTGAGCAAGAGCATAGATACTTGAATACCATCCCCAACGTTTTCCAAATTGTGCTGTTTCAGAATATTCTGCACCTCCGGATTCTCCTCCAAATAGTTTATCGTACTGCTTAATAAGTCGTTCCCTAAATTGTAAAAAAAAACCATAGCACCAAGAACTACATCCAATGGTGCGTGTTTCATTACATCAGCATAGGTAATAGAACCTTGATATTGTTCTATCTCGTATTTGTTTCCTAACTTATTTGTAATAGGTCTATACAATACAGCCATTGCATTATGCATAGTGTCCCAATCAGTAATATAATTGTCTAAATCCATATATTCACCTGTAGACATATCGTCAAGGTTAGGTATGAATCCAAACTCTACACCACCCATTTTAAATCGTTGTATAAACTTATTTTCTTTGTTGAATAGATTATTAATATTAGTGGTAATTTCAGCTACATCTTTATACCTAATTTGTGCCACATCTTTTAAATCTATACCACAAAATAATTGCACCATTTTCTGCTGCAAAAATTCAGATTCTTCATTGTCTTTTGCAATAGCTAAAAACTTTTGATACTGCACCAACTTTATTTCTGATAGCGAAGTTGGTATTTTTAATTCTATCTTCATTGTTGTTTTTTCTTTATTAATAAATATTTTACATTATTGTATTAAATGAAAAAAGGCAGCCATTTCTGACCACCTCTTTAACCAACTTATTTAAAACTTAATCTTCATCTGCTCGTTCACATTGTTTATCACAATATGTTTTCTCACAAGCTTCACCGCAATACCTGCATTCGTTTTCAGGGTATTCGTTTGGGTTTAAAAAATCATACCATTCCATAATTATATTTGTTTAATGTTATAGCAAATATAACACAAAAATTAAACGTGTTAACATTTTACCAAAACTTTAACATTTACACTTTCAAATATTCTTCAGCAATTAAATACATTTTCTGCATCTTTTTTATTTCACCAATGTTTCTCGGTAAATTAATTGATACTTCAATCCCTTTAACGTGGTGAATGTAACATTGAATAGTTGCTATGATTTGTGCGTATGTCATTAGTAAACGTAATAAGTTCCTTTGTTTGGATTCTCTAATTGATATGATACAATATATCTTAAAGCATCTATTAAGTGATTATGGTTGTCTATTGGTGTATTAGATTTCTTTTCTAACCAACAGTAGTTATTTAGTTCCTTGATTAAATTAATAGATTCAGGTGTAACTATCAAATCATAATCTTGTAATAAAGCTATTCCAAATGTAACAGAACCCTGTCCTTTAATTGCAGGTACTATATTCAATCCTGCAGTTTGTAATTCAGATATTAATCTTGGTTCAGCACTATCAGCTACAATCAAACTATCCAAGCAATGCTGTTTATTTAATTGATAAATCTGTGATGTAGTTAATGCAGGTAAGCAATACCTTTCGTTGATGTATATCTTCTTATTAGCTGTGTCTATATTACATTCTACTAATGTAGTTGGGTCATTACTAAATCCAAAATCCTGACCAAATGCTGATGCACCTACTTGTTTGTATTCTCCTATGGTCCAATTGTTAAAGATTACACCTTCAGCTTTGTCTAACCATCCACCAAGAATTTGATGCTTATACTTTTCAGGCCTTCTTTGCTTGATGTTTTCTATTTGGCTTATAAAAGATTCTGATAGGTTTTCTATATTATCTAAATACGTTGTGTGAATGTAAGTAGTATCACCTTTGATTAAATTGCTTCCTGCTTGGATTCCTTTGTCTTCAAAGAATTTCTTATATATGAAGTGTTCTTTTGTTGCAGGATTCAGTACAAGTAGCACTCTATTCTGTACACCTTTAGTTCTAATACTGAAGTCTATCTTTTCAAATACTTCTTCATCTGTTAGTTCTTCAGCTTCATCCAATACCCAAGTAGTTACACCTGCCAAAGATTTCAAACTTGCAGTCTGTGTTCCGCTGCTTGTTTTAATCCCTTTAAAGATGATTTTAGACCCTGTTTTAAGATTTACTATCTCATCCTTCGTAATATAAAAATCGTTGCTTAAATCAGCTGATTCTATCTTGTCTATAAATTCAGGAATGATAGATACATTTGCAGATGTCAAAGTGTAACGTGTAAATAGTATAACGTGTCCTACTTCATAAGTTAACAATAGCAGGAACGAGTTCAAAGAATATGATTTCCCTGAACCCCTTCCACCTGTTATTACAAAGTACCTACTATCTGAACCAAGTAGATTGTATTTGTTATTTAGACTTATCAATTTTGAATATATCTTTTATATTGAAGTCGTTAATATTGTGAGTAGTTTCAACTATTTCTTTTGGTTTGCCAAATATGTGTTCAGCAATAAACAATTGACCACGTTGTGATTCCATTAAAGTACCTTTGACAAAAGCTATCTTTGTTTCGTCTTCAGTTTCTTTATTGTATAATTCCTTTAATGCTTGGATAAAAATATTGTTTACCTTTTGTTCTTCAACTTTAGTTTTTCTACCTGCAGTTTTATGACCACCGTTGTTTCTTCTTTTATCTTCCATATTTAAAAAAGTTATTATTATTAAATCTATAATAAATAAAACTTATAGTTGTTAAATGAATTCGTATTCGTCTTTGTATTTCTGCAAACCATTTGGTCTGTTATTCAAAGCTAAAGATAATGAAGAACGATTAATTCCTGTTTCCCTACATAGTTGTATCATTCCACTAAATACTTTGCCATCAGATTTTCTTCTTATAGGTTTCATTCTATGTGATTGTTCCTTTTGCATCTTTAAACTCTTATCAGATAGTTCTACAAAGTCAAGTACTTTCTTTTTGTTTTTGTAATCGTTACCTTGTTTAATTTGATTTAGATTATAATAGTCTATTGCTTCCCATTTAGGTTTAGGTAAATCCCATAGGTAAGATGTGTTGTCGTTTCTTAATATTTCTATTATTTCTGTTATCTTCATAACTTTTCAATTTCTTGTTTAACTTCTTGCCAATAAATTATTTCCCCATCTTTCAAATCACAACCCATATATTCTAAAGAGTTATTTATGATTTCATCAACTGCTATTAATGCACATTGTTTAGCTTGTGACTTTGACATAACGTAAATTGTATCTACTTCAATATGCATTTTGTTAAATAATTCATTTGCTTTTTCTTTTGGTTTCATAATCCTTTTTCTTTTTTGAATTTATCTAATGTATCATCTTTTAATTTCAATCCACTCTCACCTAACGACCTGTTTAATACCCATTCGGCAAACTCAATAGCGTAATCATCTGCTATTGCCATAAATGTTTCGTGCGGGTCTTGGTCATCGTAATTCTTGATTACTTCTAATTTTTCTTTTAGTGTCATAATCTTATATTTTTATTCATTGAATAGAATGCTTCTAACCTTAAAGTGATTAACTCGTGTTGTTCTGTTCCTTTAGTAGCTTCTAATAGGTTGTTTAGGTTTTCAATTATTTTGTATTCGTATCTTGGTGCATTCAATTGCTTTTCTAAATCGTGCAGCTTCTTCTTAAAGATGTCTTCTTGTGATAGTTCTTGTTCTACTTCACCGCCCAATAGTTTTAAGATTAAATTCTTGCAATCTAATATCTTTGGATTGTATGTTTCATATACTTGAAAGTTCTTTAATGAATGTACTACTGTAGCGTGATTCATTTCGAAGTCTGATGCTATAGATTGTAAGCTTCTTTTCTTATATAGCTTTCTTACTAAATAGAAGTATAATGCTCTACCTTCAATTATTTCTCGCTTCCTGCAAGTTTCTGTTATATCTACTTTTAGTTCTCTTAAAATTAATTCTTTTATTTGATTTTCCATTGTTCTCTGTTTTTATATGTTATTCTTACTCCATTATAATCTGAACCTTTTGACATATTATCTTTCCACCACAAAGGTTGTAGATTTGTATAATGACATAATTCAATAAGTTCTTCTTTATTATTTGCTAAAGCTAATGGCTTTATATGGTCTATATGCCATCCATATCTACCCATATTATACCAATTCATTTCTTCAGTAAATAAACTTTCTAAATGATTCTTAACAGTTAAGAAATCAGCTCCAAGTATTTTTTCTGTTTTGTATGGTTTATTTTCTTTTATTTTTTTAAAAGCACAATAACATCTACTTCTTAAATTTTCTTTTAAATTATCAAATACGCATCTATCTGCATAAAAATCACCATATTTAATACGAAGTAATTTAATGAATAGTTCTTTATTTTTTTTGTTTCTTGCGTTTTTTTTACCAAAAAATCCTTCGCAAAATAATTTAGTTTCCATTACAATATTCCTCTTAATACATATTGATTCAAATCTACAGCTTCATTCTGAAAGAAGTATTTGTAGTTAGCAATACCTTGTTCAAGTTTGTCTTTACCTTTTTGGTAGAAGTCATCACTACATTCAAAGATTCCAATATCTAAACTACCTTTGTCAATACATACAAATATGAATTCATCTACCCCAAACATTTCTTTGTACATATAAGCTTGTAAGTCGTAACTATATTTGTCTGCTGAATATCTAAATTCATTTAATCCTGTAGTAGTTTTTAAGTCTATTATTTGGTTGCCTCTTAAAATATCTGCTTTGGCTCTAAATGGTATTCCATCTATCATAGCTACTTCAGGTATTTCAAATTGAGCACCCATAAAATAACTTGTGGCTTCATTGTTCTTTAGGATTGCATCAGCTAATCTTTCAGCATCTCTTAATTCGTTTGTAGTGTAAACGTTTTGTTTTTCTTCTACTGCAAGTTTGTATTCTTTTGCTGCTTTAGTTTTGCAATCTACAAATGTAAAGTTATCTATCTTATTAGGTTCAAGTATAAGTGTGTGGAATAGTTTGCCATCTCTTAATGGTTGCGTTTCTGCTTGTCCATACTTTGTAACGTACTTATATGTTTTAGGTGATTTAAGCACCATCTTTAGACTTGATGAAGATAATGCTTGTTTTCCTAAATACCCATAGTAGAAGTCATCGTCATACATATTATCTAATAGTTCCTGTTTGTCCCAAATCTTGTTGTCGAATGTTTTAATTGTTCCCATACATTATTTGTTTATAAATTGTTTAAATATTAACCTTCTTGCTTCTGCATCAGATTTTGTTGCTCTTAATCTTTGTAGAAATTCTGAATTACCTATTTGTTCTTGTTGCCATTCAGCACCTCTAATAAATGTATTTTTAGTATTCAATCTATAAAGAGGACTAATACCTTCTATCGAATTTGCAAAGTTTTCAGCAACTTCTTCAAGTGTTTCTTGTTTGTTAATTTTTTCTTGCATCTTGTATAATTAAGTCGTAAATATAATAGTGTGTTTGTATATCTCTTTCAGTTGAATCTATCATTGCCATAAATTGGTCGTCATTTAATTGTGCATTGAAGTATTCACTGTAAATCCATTGCAAATCACGTTCAAGTGATTGTATTTTACTAAATATCTTTATTGTAGCGTCTTCGTTCATATATTTCTACATCGTTTAAAATTACATCTATTTCGTTTGTAAAGTATGCTGATTGCATCCATTCGTGTTCTAAAGCTGATAGTACTGCTTTTAGTTTAAGTGCTGCGTAATCGTTTTCTAATGTTTCTAAAACGTAGATTACATTTTCTAATTCTGTTTTGATTTCTTGCTTTGTCATTTTGTTTGGTTTTAATGTTGAAGCAAATATAAACAACTTATTTACATTGTGCAAGTATTAACATAATTTTAACAAAAAAAAGGATAGCTAATTGCTACCCTCTAATTTTAGTTTTATAATCTTTCTATATACTGCATTTACTCTTTCACTATTCAACCCTCTATTATAGTTGAACTTCATAATGCGTTGTATTCTTTGTAGTGCTGATTGCTTAATTTTCATAATCTATAAATTTAATTACTTCTTTAAAAATATAACCCGTTAGGTATGCTTGTGGTTCGTCATTATCTAAATCTAATTGTACACCACATCTTTTAAATATCATATTGACTATATGCACTATTTCGTGTGCTATAATATCTAATCTTTTTTCTTGTATAGCTAAAACTATTTTACCTTTTTTATCTTCAAATACTACTGCAGAATATAAACTTTCATCAATATCAGTTCCATAAAAAGCATTTACATCTTTATAATCTAATGTATTTATAACTAAAATATTTGATAAATATATCGGAACTTTTATTATTTTACTTTTCATTATCTATTCTTTTTAACTTCTCTAAATACAATAAAGCATCCATTAATTCTTCGGAGATGTGCGTTATCCATTCATCTCTTGTTAAATCATCTCTATCCATTGTAGTTCCGTATTTCTTTATTCCTACTTCACTACGTTGTTTAAATTTATTAATTACTGATTGCACTACACTATCTTTTACTTGTGCATCAATCCATTGTGACATTGTGTCTTTTACTTTCATATCAATTTACTTTGGTTAATATATAATTCCATTATCTTCTTGGTTGCTTCATATTCGCTAAACTCTACTTTCTTGTTATTCTCTTTCAAATAGATTACATTTTTATAATCACTCGGAATGTATTTGACTATGTAGAATTTTTTATTAGTATTAGCTTCTAAAGAATATGCCACATTGCGTTTGACACAATAAACCATTGCTTCTACCTCTTTGTAATTTACAAAGTATATTTCAATTTTCTTTTTAGCCATCTATTCTTAAAAATTCAGCTTGTCCGTATTCCAAGAACCATTCTTTGTTTTCTTTATACTTTTCAATAACTGCATTAATCATTACAAGTTCATCTAAATCTGAAGTAGTTAATTTTATAACTATGTCTTCAATGCTGTTTAGAATGTTTGTAGTCATTTCTGCATCAGCTTTATAAATCTTTCTGTATTCATCATATACTGTACTTTCAAGGTGTAATATCACTTTGTTAAGTAAATGCTTTAAAGCACCGTTATATTGCTTTGTGTAACGTAAATTTTCATTACATTCTAAAAGAAGTTGTGATAGTAATACACTCTTTAAATATTCTAATTGTATTGGGTTATTGTTCATTGTTCTGATTTATTAAATTAGTTAATAGTAAGTTTATTTGATTGAAAACATTTTGCTTGTCAAATAGTTCATCTTTTTCGTAATAGATTAAGAAATGCGGCACTCCATAAGTTAGCTTGTATAATTCCCTTTGCTTGTTATGATTGTCTTTAGCTTTTAGTTGGTATGGGTTACTCATATATTTATAAGTAATTGGTTTAATCTGTAAACCTAAAATTAAAATACCATTAGAAAAGCATTCGAAATCTGTAAAGTATTGTTCATCCTTGTTATAATCTGCTTTTTCAAAAGTTAAGTTTGGGAATTGCTCTTGCAGTTCTTTTACCAAAGCTATTTCATTTAGCATTCCATTCCAAGTTTGACCTATTATCCTGTGTTTAACGTATGCAAAAGAATCATTAATATCTAATGAAGTAATAGCTAAAGATGTATTAGCTAATACCTTTGGGTATCGTTCTAAATAATATTCGTACCATTCACTACTATCTATTTGCTCTACTGATTTATAATAGTCATCAAATAGCTTTGCACATTTTCCTACTTTGTCGCTCCTGAACAAGCTATTAATAGCAGGTTCTTTATTTAATTGCCTATAAACTTTATCATCTATAGGCATATCAAATCTATAACTACTGTACTTGATATTCATTAAATACTTTTCTTAAATCGTTAATAATATCTCTCCAACAAGAAGCACAATTACTATCATCTAATTTTACTTCAAATACTCTAAAGTAAATAGCTTGTATTTGCCATTGTTCGTTTGGTGTTAAACTACCTTTCTTTGGTGATACAAAAGGTTTTAAAGCTTCATAGTCTGATTCAGTTAAGCAATTAACTTTTCTTCTATATGGAATTAAGTTATTTAGTTTTGCTTTTCGTTCTTCGCATTTGCAATCTACTCCGGTAACTTTGCTAAATGTTTCTACAACTTTTTTAATTCCGGTTGCTTCTGTAATTTGCTCTATGGTATCTCCTAAACCACGAGCAGGTGTTTTTCTTTTTGCCATTAGTACATCATATTATAGTCGTTATTAATATATTCTTGATAATCATTCTCAAATTTTTCTTTCAAAATAATCTTATAATTCTTAATTGAATTAAATATTGAAATCAAACTAATATTAGTTTCTTTAGCTATATCACGCATAGATAAATCTGTGTCCCTGTATAGTTTAAATAGTTTTCTATCGTACCAATCCCAATTCTTTATTTCTTCATCTATCAACATACATATGTCGTTATATGCCTTGTGTTCTTCTATATTTGAATCATCGAATAATTCCCAACACCCATCAAAAGAAACTTTGTTAATCTTTTTCTTTTTGTTATAGTATTGATAAAATAAAGAACGTAGTGTGAAATAAACGTAACCCTTTCGAACTTCTCCATTAGCATCTAAAAGCTTTTCAGCATCAGCATACTTCCACAAAGCTATGTATGTTTCTTGTACAATATCTTGTGCGTAATCATATTCCCCAAATGATTGAACTACTTTAATCCAATCTTGATGATATTCTGCTACTTTAGCTAACCAAGAATTATCCATTAGTTTGCCAAATTATAGTAAAGCATACAACACCAAATAAAAACTGAATTGTATGTTCTGTTGTGTCTTCAAATTCTTCAGCATCATACAGACAACCTGCCATAAAACCAATTATTGGACTAATAATTAATTCACCACCATATTTCTGAATGGTCATAAGCAGCACCCAAAACACTGCAGCAATAATAAAAATAGTTGTAATCATAAATAAATTTTTGCGTTAATAATACATTCCTTCTTTTCTGATTGTATTGGTCTAACTTGAAAATTTACGTTAATATGTGTTAAGTTTGTGTCTGTTTGGTAATAGTGTTTAACTGCTTCAGCTACATCAGTTAAATGTAATTCGTTTTCTAATTCAATTAAGTCTTCTATTTGTTCTAACTTTAAAAGCACATCTTGCACAAAAGAAAACATAACTTTGTTATCACAGAATACTAATCCTGTTCTTGATGCTGTATTTTTTAATTCCTGAATTTGGTTTTTAATAGTTGTTTTCATTTTGTAAATATATAAAAAAGTTATTAACAATGTATAAAGCTAAAAATATGTTCAATTATTGGTAATGTCCAACCATCACCTAAAAGACTACCTGCGTGTTTAGTTGATAGTATGTCACAATAGTCATCAGTAAAACCTTGTAGTCTGCACATTTCTATTTTATTTGGTAACCTACTTTCTTTACTTGATTCGTAAATAATCTGCATCATTCCCATTCTATACCTTTTTTCGTATTTGTCAAAATCTAATGCAGGTTTTTTAGTGTAATATCCTTCTAACAAACATAAACTTTTATCTCTATCTACAAATCCACTTGTGATAATATCTTTAAACATTATTGCTCTATCTTTTGGTTGTGGTATATCGGTCATAATATCGCCAAACATACCATCTTCTTTTGTCCTAATGTTACTCCAATAATATCTATCTCTTAATTGTGCAGTTACCAAGCTACTATTTATTCTTACGGGATATACACCTAAAGCTCTTGACATAATACCTACATCTTCCTTTCTTGCACTACCAACATTTTCCTGCAGAAACAATACATTAGGATTTAAAGATTTTATATGTTCTAATATTTCAACAAATGTAAAGAACAAACTTGACTTCTTGCCATTTATACCTGCACGTTTTCCTGCAGCAGATAAATCTTGACAAGGTGAACCTGATAAAACTAAATCAATACTTTTCCAATCTATATCCCATTCTTTCCATTTAGTAACATCACCAACTTGAATAGTATCAGGAAAATGATGTTGTGTTAATTCAATAGCGTATGGTTTAATTTCGCTTGAATAATATTTTTCTACTTTGATGCCTACATTTTCTAATGCTTGGCGTCCTGTATTCATTCCGTTAAATAATGATAGTACATTCATAATTAAAATACTCCTTTTAATGGGTCGTAAACTGCTCCTTCTACTTGTGGCAAACCAAAGTTATTTACTTTAAAACTAAACGTTTCAAACGATGCGTTTCTACTTCTTTTGCAGCTTACAGTTACCAAGTCTTTGTTTACCGTGTTAAGTTCTAATTGTATTTGTGTTTCTGTTTTCTTTTCTAAAAATGAACCTAAATGCCCTGTAGGTTTATCTGAACCAAAGTTACTATGTATAACTGTTATAATGTGGCAATTTAATTCTTTTGTAAACTTCATCAATTTTTGAACTAAAGCATTGCTTTCTTCTATATTATTGACATCTGAACAAAGGTCTGCTACTCCATCTATTATTACAAGACCAACTTGTCCTTCTTCTACCTTTTGATATAATACATATTCTATTAATTCTAATCTTTCTTTGTAGTCTAAACTTCGCAAAGAATATGTTAAATATCTTTCATCATTAATTCCTGTCATATCAATTGGTCTTCTAAATACCCTTTGAGAATGTGGTACAGACTGCTCTGTATCAAAATGAATTAAGTATTTATTATCTCTAAAGCTTTTTATATCACCACCAAATGTATCTAAATAACCATTCTTTAAATATATTGCACTCAACAAAGACATAAAAAAAGTCTTTTTGCTTTTAGGCGGTGCTTGTATAAAAGAAAAGTTTCCTTTTGTCCCTATTGGAATAGGTACTTCTGTTACTCCATCTTTATTTATATATTGTTTACTTCCTAAAGATAATACAGGTTCAGGAAAAGCTACTTCTTCTAATGGATTTACTTTACATTCATTTTCTGCAAATTCTAATAATAATCTTTTAGCATCATCATCTATTTTCTTCATAATATTTTGTTTCCTTTTCTGATATTTTCTTCTGCCCAAAGTGGTTGTAAGTTTGTATAGTGATTTAAAGCACACATTTCATTATAATCTTTGCCTGAAGATATTGGTATTATATGGTCTATATGCCAACCTTTAATAC